GAGATGGATCAAATACTGTATTCAATTTTGTTGCAACAAATACAGATATTTTTCAATTAGATTCAGGAACTTTTACATCAAGAAAATCATCACTTACCGGTGGTAATGATGACTATTTTACATTTACTCAATTTGGTAACCATGTGATAGCAAGTAATGGTGTGGATGCACCTCAGTATTATTTAATGGGTACATCAACAAACTTTGCTAATCTTTCATCTATAGGTTCATCTGGAACAGTTCCTGTTTTTAAAGTATCAGGTGTCATAAGAGATTTCTTAGTTACAGGTAATCAATCAAACGCATCTAACAGAATACAATGGTCTGGTATTAATGATATTACAACTTGGCAACCAGGAACAAAACAATCAGACATACAAGACTTACCAGGTTCAGGTGGTCAAATAGTTCATATCACATCTGGTGAAGTGGGTTATGTATTTAGACAAAACCAAATCATTCGTATGGATTATGTAGGTGGAGCAACAGTATTTAGACTTTCAGTTATATCACCAAACAGAGGAGCTGTGCTTGGTAGAACAGTATGTCAAGATAATAGAAGAGTTTTCTTTTATGCTGATGATGGTTTCTTTGAAATTAACGGAGATCAAGTTACAGCCATTGGTGCTGAAAAAGTAAATAGATTTTTTGATGTGGATTTAAATAAAGCCTTTTCTGATAGAATATGTGCTGCCGTAGATCCTTTTAATCAACTTGCTATGTGGTTATATCCATCTGCACAAGACACAGCAAATACAACTGGTATTTGTGATAAAATTATTATTTATAATTATGCTACTCAAAAATGGTCAACGGCTGATGCTAGTGCTAGTACAATATTTTCACAGTTTGTAGGTGCATATACAGTAGAAACAATGGACTTATTATCTGAAAACTTAGAACAAATAAATATCGCTTTAGATACAGCTTTTTGGAATGGTGGTCAAAAACTATTAGGAGCAATAGATAATAATTTTAAAGCCTCTATTTTCTCAGGCACACAAAATGAAGGTACATTAGAAACTAGACAATTAGAGTTGTTTACAGGACATAGAAGCAGTATAACCAATGTAAGACCTATTGTTGATGCTTCTGCAACTGTAACAGTAAAAACAAAAGAAAGACTAGCTGATACAGAAACGGAATCTTCAGTATCTACTATGAACGATAGTGGGGATAATCCTGTAAGAGAATCAGGCAGATATTTCAAAATAAAGGTAGTAACCCCTAGTGGAGTAGCTTGGACTCATGCTCAGGGAGTAGATATAATTGCTACAAAAATTGGTTTAAGATGACGGATAAAACTGATATAGATAATGTTAGATACAGTTTTGAAACTCAAGAGTTTTTTCAAAGACAAATTGAAGAAGCTATCAATACATTAATTAATGAAAAGAATACTGAAAACAATAAGGCTTATTCTTGGTTTTTAGGAGATTAGATGACAAGTAATATAAAAGATTATTCAACAACCCAATCATCAAACACAACACTTAACACCATCAATGTTGGTGAGGGAATGTTACCATCTAATCTTAACAATGCCATTAGAGCATTGATGAAAAACACAAGAGATTGGTTTAACGATGCACAATGGATTGAGTACGGAGATGGTGATGGAAGTTATACAGCAGCTTATGCAAGTGCAACTTCTTTTACAATTAATGGTGCAGATGTTACTTCTATTTATCATGCAGGAAGAAGAATAAAATTAATTGCATCAACACCAGGTACTATCTTCGGTACAATAGCTAGTTCATCTTTTTCTTCTAACACAACTGTTAATGTAACTTGGGATAGTGGTTCATTATCTAATGAAGCTATTACAAATGTTTATATAGGTGCATTATCTAAAACAAACAGTTCTATACCAACAGATGTTTTAGGTGCATCAAACTTACAAGCAAACTCTGTCACTACTGCTAAAATAGTAGATGATGCAGTTACAAATGCAAAGATTGCAGACAATGCAGTTCAAGCAGCACAAATAAATGCTAGTGCAGTTACTGAAGCTAAAATAAATGCTTCTGCTGTAACAACAACTAAAATTGCTGACACAGCAATAACTACTGCCAAAATTACAGACGCAAATGTAACAGAGGCTAAACTTGCAAGTAATGCAGTAAGCACAGCTAAGATAGCAGACGATGCAGTTACGATTGGTAAGATTGCAGATGCAGCTATTGTAATTAATTCAGAACAATCTGCACACACACCAGATGATAATACTTTTTATACAACATCAGCAGCAAATAGTAGATTTATAAATGCTGATTCGTCTGAACTTATAAATTCAGGTCAATCTTGGTCATCTTCAGATAGTTTTATTGCAACCACAGCAGCGATAGATGCAAGAGTAATAGACTTAGTAGATGATGTTGGTGGTTTTGTTCCAATAGCAAATGAAACAAGTTTTCCAAATACTAACCCTGATGTTAATGATGGTGTTGGTACAATCGTAAGTGTTAAAGCACTTGCAAGTAGTCATACAGCTAGTGGTTCAGGTGTTATAACAATATCAAACGGAACTGTAGGTGGTTCAACTGTAACTTTAAATGGACTAGGTGCAAGTGAAACTTTAGCGGCTGGGTTTGGTATTTTAGTAGAATCAACAACAACACAACACACTTACACTTTTCATAGATTAGTTCCAAAAGCGACAGAGGTAACAACCGTTGCATCAAAAGCAACTGAAATAGAAAGACTTGGTACAGCAGACGCAGTATCAGACATGAATACATTAGGAACTACACAAACAGTTTCTGATATGAATACACTTGCAGCAATAAGTGGATTAAATACTTTAGCATCTAATTCAGCTAATGTTACAACAGTTGCTAATAATATATCAGGTGTAAACAGCTTTGCTGAAAGATATAGAGTAGCTTCATCTGCTCCTTCAACAAGTTTAGATGTTGGTGATTTATATTTTGATACTACAGCTAATGAATTAAAAGTTTACAAATCATCAGGATGGGCAGCAGCAGGTTCAACTGTTAATGGAACATCAGCAAGATTTAAATATACAGCTTCAGCTAGTCAAACAACTTTTACTGGTACAGATGATAACGGAAATACACTTGCTTATGATGCAGGGTTCATAGATGTATATTTAAATGGTGTAAAATTGGTCAATGGTACTGACGTAACTGTAACATCAGGTACATCAGTAGTTCTAGCATCAGGTGCAACTGCAAATGACATTATAGATATTGTTGGTTTTGGAACATTTAATGTAGCTTCTATTGCAGCTTCATCTATTACATCAGGCACATTAGCTGATGCAAGATTACCTACAACAATGGCAGGTAAAACATTAACAGGTGCAACTGTTACAACTGTTTATAATGGTTTGATTGCTGGTGGTGATGGTGGTTCTAATGATGGTCAAATACAATTAAACTGTTCACAAAATTCACATGGTGTAAAAATTAAAGCACCTCCACATAGTGCAGGTCAATCTTACACTTTAACTTTACCACAAAGTATTACTAATGGTTATTTTTTACAGACAGATGCTTCAGGTAATTTATCTTTTGCATCAGCAACAGAAACTAAACCAACTATTTCAGGTATTAGTCCATCAACTATAACAAATGATGCAACTAATGTTGTTATTACAGGAACTAATTTTGTATCAGTTCCACAAGTTGATGCTATCAGTTCTACAGGAGCTGTTACTATAGCTAACTCAGTTTCGTTTACAAGTGCCACATCCATCACAGCAAACTTTACTTTACCAACAGATGGTACATATTTTATAAGAGTTGAGAACAACGATGGTAACGCAGCTAGAAGTTCATCAGCACTTTTAACTGTATCTGATGCACCAGGTTGGACTACATCGGCTGGTTCATTAGGAACAATAGCTGGTAATTTTTCAGGAACAGTTGCAACAGTAGCTGCTTCTGGTGACACAGTAACTTTTAGTGAAACAACATCTGTATTAACAAATGCCTCACAAGCTAATTGTACTTTAAATTCATCAACAGGTGTGATAACTACTACTGACTTTGGTGGTTCAAGTACAACACCAACAACTTACAATTTTACCTTAAGAGCTACGGATGCTCAGGGACAAACGGCTGATAGAGCATTTAGTTTAACAAGCTCATTCGGAGCAACAGGCGGAGGACAATTTAACTAATGGCTAGTACATATTTAC